ATGCCCAGGATTCAATGTTACGGTGTATGAACCAATTACTGCATTTGATGCTAATGTTGCGTTATTGATAAAATATTTAAAATAATATGCAAAAGTTATAGATGTTTGGTCTTGTAAATATGTATCGACATATTGCCCATTTTTGAAGCAATATTTACAACATATTCACAAAGTTCCGAATCTTTATATATAACTGGAAAGTTGCTATTTATTATAAATTTTTTATTAGTCATTTACATTACTTTTGACCAACTACCTTATTCTTTATTGCAGTTCTGGCTTTTAATTTCTCCCTTTTAAAAGCTTCATCATCTTTCATTTTTTGCATCTTTTCAGAAGACTTTATCTTTCTATCTTCAATCTCAAGCCTCTTGTTCTCTAACTCAATTCTCTTTGATTCAATATCTTTTTTATCAGACTGGTCTTTCTCTTTGAGTTTAAGTTCCCTATCTTTATAGAATACATCTGAAGCATGTTTCCTCTCTTTTAGTGCTTGAGAAGCTATCTCCATAGGGTCAGGAATTCCATTTTGATTAGCATCAATACTTCCACTCTTAATATATGTTGCTAATTCAGCAGTATATATCTTAGTGTCATTATTTGTATCAACTTCATATTGTTTAAGTTCTCTGTCAAGAGCTTTCTGTTCAGCCTCAAACTCCATTCTCTGCATTTCAATATTTTCCTGAATTTGCATTTGTTGTTGCTGGATTTGTAATTGTTGTTGCTGTTCCTCTTGCTGTCTCTTAATTAAATCTTCTTCATAAGTTTCAATTTTTCTTTGCATATCACCAACATTTCTGGTTCTATACAAATCTGCAATAATTGACAATGAACCATTATTTTGTAAGAATCTTTCTCCAAGTTGTCTTAATGCCTGAAGAGTTTGCATGTCATTTGAACCATTATTTACATCAACTGATACATCTATATCCCTTACATCATTGTAATCAAATCTAAGTAACTCTATTGTACCGGTATCTAATGTAAATTGCCTTACAAATGACTTATCTTTCCATGCAATTTTTGCGGCTTCAACTAAAGCTCTTAACGCTCTCTTTCTTGTATTATCATGTACATCAAACCACTTCTCAGTAATGTAACTTGATTGAATTACAGCCCTTTCTACTCCACCAACGGTCTCTCTATTATCAATAGCGCCCTTTCTTTGTGGAGTTATACCAGTCAATGATTCAAGTCTTCTTTCAATAAAGTCAAGCATCATTATATGGTTTTGGATATAATTACCCATTTCAAGGTCAATTACTGGAGAACCTTCATTCATTACTCCGGCAGGTTTACCCCTAAATGCAGCCTTTTGAGATTCATTAAATGCATCAACTACAGCCCATCCTAAGTATTCAGCATAGTATAACCATCTTGACACATCCCATCCATCTGGAACCAAATGTAGTGGCAATTTGGCTATTTTACCCTTATATTTAGTAAAAGCCATTTCAAGCCTATACATGAAAAAGTTGTACAGATATTGCAAATCCCTACCTTCATCGAATAAGCTCCTACCAACATTATTATTAACATTAAATACAGTCCCTACTATACCAGGATTGCATACAGATGGATTGTCCATATGTCTCATTTGGATTGGACATGGTTGCATCCTTAAATATAAATCAGATCCAACTATGGTTGTTTCATACCACTCAGTAATCCATTCCCATTTAACATCTTCACCTAATTCTTTATTTGGTTTATATTGTTCTGGAACCATATCCTTTACAACATCTCCAAATTCATCAAATTTAGTTATAAATCCAACCTTTCTTTTACCTCTCCAACATACTCTAGTTACCCTAACATTGCCATCAGCATCAAAAGCTCCATTATATGAACCATACATATCATTCCAGTTGTCGACAATTTCAACCCCTGGTATAATATTATTTAATCCAACCGCATGGCCTAGTTGATTTGAAAACATCTGAGAATTTCCAGAACTCCCTATATTATGTCCAGATTCTAAATATTTAATATCTTTCTCTTGAAGTTCGTCATGATACCTATCAAGCACAGCACTTGGTGGTAAATATATATCCTCAATTATAACATCAGCATCTTCAATCTTATATGACTGACCATTACGTATTGTATAGAAATTAAGTGGGTTCCCCTTCCTAAGTACAGGTTCACCTCCTATTATATCAATAACATATATTTCTTCACCAGCTATAAGTAAATCTTCAAATCCCCTACTAAACTCAACTGCTAAATCATTTACTGTATATAAATAATTAAGCATTTGATTGGCCATTCTTTCCCTCTTATCTTTAAAGGTATATTTACGCCATTTGTCAAATTCTACAATCTCTTTCTTAACTTGCTCTGGGTCAAAATTTAGTTGTGATATTTTCTCATAATAAAACTTCTTAAACTCTTCATCAATCTGTTGGAGTTTATCGGTAATAGCATCACTGTTTATAACAGTAGCTGTAGGATTAAATATCCTTTTTCTTTCCTCTCCAGAAAGTAGATTTAATGCAGGAGTTAATAATGGATAATTCTTATATGAATTAGGAAAGTCACTATTATCAATCCTATATGGATTGGTAACTCTTTCAGCCTCAACATTATCTATAATGTCATTTCGTAGATTATAATTAATAACCTTATTTCTCCTTGACGGTCTTACATTGAATGAACCAGCATTATTCTTAGTCCACCCAAGAATTCCCCTACCAAAATCTGCACACTCCTTAAACCATTTCTCAGTCTTTTCTTTTTCAGTCTTTAATTGTGGCGGGAAGTATGATTGGTTATTATCTAAAGTACTCATATATTTATGACAGTTTAAAATACAAATTTAATCCTTAATAAATTTCATAAAAATTTAAAAATCAGCACGTATAGCTAAACATGATATACTTCCCTGAGTAGTCCAAAATTGCTCTTTAATTTCTCAGTTCTTCTAAAGAATGGATCATCAGCTAAAGTTTTAACCCTCTCTTTAACAACTTTTTGTTCATATTGACCAAGTTCAGCATCATATATTAATACTGCCGTCATAGCATCAACCCTATCAAAGTTACCATCAGGGTTCCATTGACTACATTCTTCAAGATATCCTATACTTCTTATCTTATGAATATTTAATGCAAGGTCTTTATTGATAGGATTACCATCATCATCATACTCTAAATCAGCAATATCCATATATGCAGTTTCAAGTAGCCAGTCAGCCTGGAGTCTTCTACCATACCTTTTAACTTCAGGAGTAGATGTATAACCCTTTGCAGTATTCCCAATAAATGCCCTTGGTTTCATATCTTGCTTATCACTAAGATGTTGAGGGAAATCTGCTAATAAATGAAGTGCCTTTTTGGCTAATTGGAAGTATCCAAATAACCCTTTCTTATTATTTTCATACATTATAGTAGCTCCATAATATAGTGCTAATCTATAACACATTTCAAAATAATCATTTGTTGATGGCCTTCCTGTATATTCAGCAACTATTCTACGTGTAAACCTATCAAATACGAATACACTAGCTAAAGACACTGACCATAGCACTTCGTCATTTTCTATAGGGTCGCAATTATGGGTTGTAATATTTTTACATAAAAACGTATGTGTTTCACATTCAAAATTATATACAGTGCCAGTGTATTTGGACTTTTCTACACTCTCTATTTTAAAGTATATATAATCTTCATTCTGGTCAAAATAACATCCAATATTTGGGCGCCTTCTAGTAGTTGGAATGTTATTAAAATCTATCCTTAATAACTTATGATCATTATCTTGTCCAATATACTTGTATAATTTAACTGAAAAAGAATGGGCAATTCTAAGATGGAAACATTCTTTTTGATTCACTTTACTTCCTAATATATTTGCATTTTTACTACCTCTCATTCTAGTTATCGAAGAGATAATGCCTATTGAGAATAATATATCTTGGAATGATTCCAATAATTCATAATTTATACTTACAAATTCTGTACTATATAACCCATATTTATTTTTTGTAATACACCCATCAGAGTCTAAATAACCATGAATTAATTTAATTTTTTTACCCCTATCTAAATATTTGACCCATTCTGGAATAGTTTTATCAAATGCATATCTACCAAAATTACTACTCATGAACCTATGAAGTTTTGAACAGCAAATCCTACATTCAATACAATTGTTTTTAACAGTTTTACTTACTTTTCTTCCAAGTACTTTTAATGCAAATTCTTCAAATCTTCTCATATACATTATTTCTTTTGCATTAAATGATACACTTATTGAATGATTATCATTTTCACACCAACCATCCCCAAACCATAACCCAACAAACCACCAAAATTCATCATTATTTAACGGATTTTTTATCTCAAAGTCGTATCTAACATTTACCTTGTCCCATAAATTGTTAAAATCTACATCTTTTTCAACTTTATACATATTGGGAACTTTTGTCCATTGACCAACTTTTACATCTTCGCATTTTAAATATTTGAAATCAAATTCATTCCATTTGGATGATGATTTATTTCTTTTAGCTTTACTGCCATTCATATACCTAAACTTAGCATCACTAACTAATATTGGATGTTCTTTTGTAAAAATTGTCTTTCTAAAGGTATTTACAACTTTCAATTTATATATATCCTCATCTTTTACATCATGGATATATATCTTATTTATTTCTACAATATTACCATCCTCATTTATTAAACAATCTTCTTCATTAATATTTTCTACAGATTTTAAACCAAATTTAGTTAATACTTTCTCCCCAACTGGCAAGCATCCGGCAATATATCTATACTTGTCCCTATTACCAAACACAGGGTGTTCATATATCTCCAATGCCCCAGTTTTGTCAATATCAGGTTTTGTTGGATAATGTCTTACTGGTAATAAATTTCCATTTAAACAAAACTTAACTGAGCCATCATCATTTAATGCTAATTGCCCAATATAATGTGATGCGCAGAATTTATCTTCTAATGGGTATATTGTTGATAAATATTCTTTTATATCCAATACTGGGAATATACTTCCTTCTTTTCTTAATACAGCTTCTTCGGGAGTAATAGGTTTTTCAGCTTTTTTCTGAACTAATCTTTGGGAATCTTTGGTAGCATTTCTTATAACCTGTCGTTCTTTTAAAAGAAGTATTAATGATTTTATTACATCAGAATTTCCATTTTTATCATAAGCCCCCTCATATGACACATATGAGGGTACAAAAAATGAACATTCGCCAGAGCCATTTGTCTTGGAATATATATTCCTCATTGGTTTTATGGAATACCCTCTCGGCGAATAGAACATTCTCTCCGCACTTGTAAAATCAGCCCCTTCGGAGCCTCCAGTCCCAGAGCCTAATAAAAATCCATATACTAAATCATCTTGCTTAACAGACTCTTCTGCGACAGTCCAAGTCTTTTCAAGCCCAGGGAATACACCAACCTCCTCAAAAGCCACCAATTTACCAGAGTTGTGACAAATTGTAAAATCATCTAATAGGAATAAATTATCGCCATCCACTGTAAAGCCATAATATTTACCTATTCCATTGTAAGATACTTTAAACTTTGTATCAAGGTTATTTAATTGCTGCTTTGACCTTACTTCAGCTTGTTTCCTTTTTATTTTAGTTGGTATCAAATGTAAATCATTAAATATGGTAATCCTATAATAATTTTTATTATAACCCTTCACATGTTTTACATTCATTGATGTCTTAAACCCTAAACTTCTGCATAAGTACACAATCTGATCTGCCAATATTTTATTAACTTGTATTATTTCAAATCTATAATATTTTTTATCAAAGTGGCCGTCCGTGTCAATTATGCCAGCCAGTAACCTTAATCTATTTTCTCTTGAATTTTTTAAAAATAAATCTGGAATATGCTTATTTTTTATTAAATTAAGGTCCCTAAATAAATTTGTTATTTTATTAACTTGGATATTGTGGTATCCACCCCTAGGATCTCCTCCTGAAAACATTATTTGCCTTACACATGCCCCCCTTTTTGTATACTCCTTACATTTAATCCCAAATCCGTCAGCATATTTATATAAATAATCTATAACTTCTTGATCTATATTTGTAATTTCTGGTTTTGCGGAAGCGCCATTACCTAACCATAATCCTAAAAAGTAAGGATCTATCGGCAGCTCCTTCTCATTGAATTCAATTCCTGTTTTTCTAAGATTATATCTTATTTTAACACTTACAGGTTCATTTATGTAACTTCCTGGAGTTATTAATTTCGAATATTGTTTTTTATTTTTATAGTCATAATAAATAGTATATATATCATGCAAGGAGTTAACAATTTGCACATTTCCATTCATAGGGATAATCTTATACATATGATCTTCTCCAGAATGTAATTCAAGAACTTTTCTTGGTTTTGAGTCTGGCCCCATTACTTCATCTCCAGTAATTATGTCTTGAATGAATTTAACTGATCCATCACTCATTAATACTTTAGTATTCTCAGCAAAACATTTGCCCCTTCCTTTGTCCGGGTCGTCCTTACATGTTATCCCCATTACTTCACTAAATCTGCCTTTCTCAATACCTAATTTCTTATCAACATATCCAGATTTAGTATGTTCATCTATATTCTTTAGTCTAGGGCTCCAATATGGAGTATTATCTTCTATAAATGATAGGTTCTCCTTAAATTTTGTTAATGGACCATCTTTGTATAAATATTCTTTTTGAAATGCCAATATGTATGACTTAGACTTTCTAAAGTGGACATAGTTTCTACACAACATATTTGCCAACTTAAATGAATACCCCCATCTTCTTTTCTTCAAAGAGAATCCAAACTGACCATTATTCTCAGCTTGCTCTATATAGTGAAAGTACCAATAATCTGAATCATATATATTAGGGAACCCTTCGTTGTTACTTGCAGTTTTTGCACCATTCTTCTTCTTAATCATAACCCTGCCATAATTCCAATAATGATAATTATATCCAGATATCCACTCCCCGTCACTTTCCCTAATATAACCTTCTTTACACCTTCTCCTTTCTTCATTCCAAAATTTCATATAATCTGAAGATGGGTCTGAATTTTTAAACAATTTAGTATAGCAGCCAAATTCTTCAAAATGTTTTGCTGCTGGTCTAAAGTAATCCATATCTTCAAGGATATGTGGATTTTCTAAGTCAACATATATCCTACCATTTTTATCCTCAATTCGAGAATCAAGATTGTTTGGATTATCCCACCTTTGTAAATCCTTAGCATATTTCCTGTCAGGCCTTGATAAAGCCTGTATTAAATATATCTTACTTAAGCAATCATACAACTCTGATATTGAAGAACTATCTAAATCTTTCAATACATCGTCAGTAAGTTCAGTTTGTAAAGAATTGAATTTATATTCCATTTATATTCCATTAATCTTCATCATCCATATATAAACCACGCTCCCTACCACCCTTTAAAGTATCAGCAGTTTCTTTATCTTGTTTAACAATCTTTTCCAATTCCCTAACTGATTTAACAGTTTCTATAGAATTTTTAATCATTGAATTAACCCTGGCCATATCTTCACTCTCAGCATCTTTTTCCTGGAAATTTCTTAGGTATGAATCAATCTTTGATAATGCAATTCTTATACTATCAAGAAACCTTGACGTAACAGTCTCATTCAACTCTTTATACACTTGGATAGCGTTACTAACCAACTTATCAGGTTGCCAATTCTTAATCTTTATACAATGATTTATTACAGCATCACTGCGTTGTTTGATATCTAAGTATGAAGAGAAATCTGACCTATTATCACACATATGATATACATAAGACAATTCTTGTATTGCCACAGATTTATCCTTAGATTTATCTCTAACAAATATATCGTTAAATACTTGAACTGTCAGTGCTTCTGGCTTCACCTCTAACTTCCAGTTCACCATCTGAAACATTTCCATTCGCTAACTTACTTTCTAATTTCATTTTAACATGTCTTGCTATTCCTTCTGGTACATAAAACCTACCAAAATTCTTTATTTTAATTACAGGATAATATGCATTTATCTTATCTGGCTTGTAAGACATTGTATTGTATGCCATTTGATTTATAGCGTCAATAACTTCCTCAACTTGCTTAACTGTAACATCATTTGAAGAAGCAACGTGTTTTATCAACTTCCTAGTTTCAAGATGCTTCATCCTCTTCTAAATTTTCAAAGAAACTATTAAGTTCATAAAACTCATCTCTGTGTTGTTTACACAATTTAATCTTACTGTCGGTGAGATTGTCATAAACTCCATACACGCCAATTCTTGGCCGTTTCATGCCATTAATCTCACAATAAACACACTTATCTTCTTTAGGTTTCATAGGTTATATTGTGTCAATATACTCTTTTAGCATTTCAACTCCACTCATTTTTAATTGGCCTCTAAGTAAATCATATTCTGGAGGATAATATTCAGTTTTGTCATCCATGCTTCTACATACCGTAATTTTTCTATCTAAAATATGGTCACAGAATCCCAATACAAACTCTCTAAATTCTGAGTTTTCAAACGTTATCGTATCTTTGTTAATTATCATATTGCTAAATTTTTTCTAATATATCTTTAAGTTCTGATTTATTCTTAATCTTTCCATAGAATAATACTTTATATTTATCAGAATTTGACATCTCACATATTCTAATTTTATCATCTTTTATAACAAGTGAGAGTAACCTATCACCACAATTTTTAACGTAAACATCGTGGCTAAAATTAAAGTTTAAGCTTATTATATCATCATGGTCTAAGTATTTTACACGAATATATTTATTTATTATATTCATTTGTATATACGATAAGTCTCCATTATTGCAATATGTATATATCCTTTTATCCCAATGTTCGTGCGGATACAATGGAGACCCAGTTTGCTCATATTCAAATCCAACCCTAAACTCCTTTAAATCAGGTATATAATACTTTTCTTCCATAATTATAAATCCATATATTCTAAAATTGGCAATCTTCCATTTTCTAATACAACTCCACAATTAATATGCATTTTATTAAAATGTTTGCCATACGCCATTGCGTAAGATTTATCATTAATTCCACATCCAACTTGCATTGCGAATAACTTGTAATTTCTTCCAACTGAATATTGTATATACCCTTCAGAATGGTAATGACCTTGAACTACAGATATTAAATCTGCTTGCATTCTTAATGCAGCCTTCCTCCCAATACCATGTGTGTATAAAACATTGTCAATAACAAATTCATCAGAATATTCCCAGTTTGGTGTATTAAGCACTTCACTTATTGACTTAATCCATGTTGAAGACACCCCGCCATTAAAAGCTTTTCTAATTGGAATGTTATCGTGATTACCACAGCATACTTTAGCCACAGGGAATGCCTCATAAAATTTAGCAACAGCCAGCTTAGCTAACCTCAATTCTTCTGCTGCTGAATGTCCATCTGGATCAGTTTCATGAAAGCTTGAGTAATGATTATCTATTATATCTCCAATAAACACAACCTTATTACAGTTATACTTTTTATATATTTCTTTGCAAAAATTTAAATATCCAATTCTTGCAAATGGTAAATGCAAATCTCCTATAACTAATACATTATTTACTCCACATACAAATTCACTACAATTTTCTTCCTTTTTAAAACACTCATCAGGAGTTAATGGATGTTTATTTATTAAGCAATCCTCCAAATACCCGATACTATTATATTTTTCTTGAATTAAATTTCTAAGCTCTTCACCTTTTACTTCAAGTTCATTTTTCTTCCAACATCTCTTTAGTAATTCAATCATATTATCATCAACATCTTGAAGTTGAATTACTCTCATTTTATCATTAATCCTATATTTTGATTTAGTATTTTTCTTAGCATACTCAACTTCCTCAACAGTGCAGCCAAGTTTCATTGCCAACTTCTCATTTCCCCATTTAAAGTACCCTGGGTTCTTCTGTAAAAAACTCTGAACTTCTGTAACTTTCTGTAAATCCATTGTCTATTTTATTTATACTATACCTGAAGTTATACTCACCAGACTGTTTATTAAATTTTAATACTTCTCCAGTGTACATATAATCTTCAACTTTGTCAAATATACTTATAAATTCGTAATGTCTTGCTATAATTTCAAAAATATTTTCACTCTTTAACTCAAATGTCATTTTCAACAAATCTAAATGTTAAAGTATTTTCATCTTTTATTATATATCTTCTAACTAAGAAATCCTTCTCTAATATACCCTTACTCTTTAATTCAGCAAATATATTGTATAAATTGTCGTTAGATATCTTAATTTCATTACAAATATCTTTCTTACATTGAGAAGAGAATATTATAGTATCTCTATGCTCTTCCGGTATATTTAGTAATTCATTGTACTTGAAATATAATAATGCAAGTACATCCTTTTCTTTAGGCCTAAGTTTATTAAATGGACTAACACTACCACTAAGTAGCTCTATAATCCATCTAAACTTTTGTAACTTATCAACTTTTATCTTGAGTTCCATTGTTTAAAAATTCTAATTTATATTTAGATTTTAATTTTTCAATAAATTTATCAATAGATTCTGGCTGAATATTTGTTTCATGTCTATCAAACTTATCCCAGCATCTATTGAAGTTTCTGAAATCATTTGCCAATTCGTAAAATACATTATCCTCCATTGCTTAAATATTTATTGAGTACAAATATATATCATAATATATTAAAATGCAACACCCTGGCTAATTTATTTTTAACCAGGGTGATACCATTGCTACAAACTAATACTACTCCAACTCCTTCAATTCCTTCTCAATCTCTTTAACTTTGTCTTTTGCTTTCAAAACATACTCTTGATAAACTTTAGCATAGTCTTCATGAGTTTTCAGATTCCTCTTAGCCTCCTCAAGTTCTTGCTTAAGCCTCTCAATCTTATATTCCTTCTTTTCAATTACATCATACTTTCTAGTATCAACATAATTTTTCCACCAATCTTCATTAAGATTAAATGTCGAAGTTGTTAACAATCCATTAAAGTAATCTTCAATATTTGAAGAAATATTATTACTACATCTTTTGCAGGCATCTGGTCCTGCTAAACTACAATTACAACTAACTATATACATATTTTTATTATTTAAGGTTATGCTTCCTTATTGTCAACTTCTGTGCCAGGAATATTATCCTGACCTTCTGACTTAGTATTTGTATTTTCTTCTGTAGTTTTGGCAGGTTCTGGAAATCTCTTCATCAACCATTCTTCATATTGAAGTTTCTCAACAGTTAGTTTAGTTAATTCATGTTCCAGTCTCAACACTTTTAACCTATCTTGCATATCTTTAATGTATGCAGTTTGCTGTGCTAATTCCATTCCTTTTGTACCTTTTGGTTTGTTACTCATTGTAAATTTACTTTAGTTTGTTTATACTCTTTATCAAAATTATCTGGTCTTACTGCTAAGTTGATATTACTAGCTGTAAATACAGCATATCTAGCATCTCTATAACTAAACCCTCCCATTGGGGTTCCTTTCATAATAATATCACCAACTTCAACGTTAGTTACATTGGAACCTTTTGCAACTACTGTACAATAATCAAAGTCTGAATTATTATTTTCAGCAACATTTGTTATTATCAATCCAAGACCTTTTTCATGTAGCCTTGTTAATACCATGTCATTTCTCAATATGACATCTTCAATCTTTTTAATTCTATCCATATTCTACTTTGTTTCTTGCAAATGTAATAATTTTTCTTTACAATATTTAATTTTATTTGTATAATGTTCAATTCTTAAATCTATATCAGTAATTGGAAATTCTATAGACTGAAATGTGTAGCAATTAACCCTTGGTTTTTTATATGTAATTGTTATACTTGTCAAGTCATGATAAATATCAGCTTCCGTATATACATTCAAGTATTTAACATATTCATTTACCAATAAAACTAATCTATCAAATTTATTCTTGAATTCCATTATAATTCATTATCCTTATTTAATACTTCCATGTAAAACTGTTGTACTAATGCTTCTGCTAAATAATCATCAGGATTCTCAATTACATCAAGATATCCATTAGTATCAAACCATTCATTAAATTGAGTTTGATATTCATTTTCAAGCATTAATTGTGCTTTCTCCTTTGCTTTTGCTAAATTAAATTCTGTTCCCATATATTATAATAATTTATATTGTTCTAATTTCTCCAAAACAAATACCCTATCACCTAAAACACTGCACAAGTAGTTCCTTTTACCAGATTTTGTTTTATAGAATGATAGTGTTTTATTACTATCATCAAAAAATACTTCATACTTACATTCTTCATATATTTTAGTATATACATACTTCGACTCAATAAAAATATTGTCAATATTTTTATTCTTTTCAAACCCAGCACCAAATAGCAATTCTTCTATGTCATAATTATGTATATCAATCTTAAAGTAATCTTGCAATCGTTTATGGTCACATTCACTTTTATTTAAAAAGTTATTCCAGCATATCTCAACGTCTGCAAATTCATTCTCCTTCAGTTCGTTTGCGTAAAATTCTGCAAATTTAATTATAGTAGTTTGTATATCTGTTAATATAAAATCTAACTCATTAATGAACTGATTGCCATACTTTTTAAAAAAATAATTCCTATCCATATATTTATATATTAATTACACTTCCACCATCTTCAACTCTAATCTCAACTTCTTTTGCATAAAATTCATAACTTCCGTCATCTTCATTCTCAGGCATTACTTTATATGCAACAATCTCCTCATTTTCAATCTGCAAACTTACCATGTATGGACTGACTGCCTTCATAGTATCCTTATCTACAAAACTAACTTTTAATCTCTTTATTGTTGTCATCTTCTAAATACTTAATTATATAATCTATTGCAACTCCAACTTCTTTAGGACTATACTCAAATTCATCAATCTTTCCCCTTCTCCAGGAGTTGTATTGTTTCATTATTTTTATTACCAACTCTTTATTCATCTTTCAACATCTTAATTTTACAATCCAAATACCACTTAGCCTTCTCTAAATCTTCAATTTCTTTATCTTTTACTGATAATCCCGTTTCATACTTAAGACCAGCTCTCCATAAATATTTAATAGCATTCCCTATACAGAAATCATAGTGTTTAGTTATTTCTATACATTCAATTCCTGAAGGATGTTTACGATAATGGTCTGGATTAATGTTACTTTTCATACTAAATTTTTAAGTAAAAATATAACTTTCTCCATTATAAAGCAAATATTTATTAAACTATTTTTCAAATAATTAAGAATTAATTATTAGGTGAAAATAAAAAACCCAGTAACTATTGCTAATTACTGGGGAAAATCTAAACTATGATTAAAACAAATTGGACTACTTATATCTTCTAGCTTTAATTACTAATCTAGTAATTATTATCTCTTGGTTTCAAAGGGATTTTTAACCCCTGAATAACTACTCAGAAGTTTACCCTTGCCATTAATTTCACTTATTGGTACGTTCAGTTTTACCCTATCACCCTGTAGTCTTTAAACCACCCTGGCAGCATTTCATTCTAACCCTTAGCCTAACCCAGTTATTAATAAGTTTATATAATGTCTTTTATTTCTCTGGACCACCCAAATACTATGTAATTTGTATTTAACAAGCCCATTACCTCCTTACTTCTACAAGAATCCCTTAAAACTTGTTACCCCTTAGGAGGACTAGGAAACATGCAATAATAGTAAATTAATTTTTAATATGCAAGAATAATAACAAATTTTTTATCATATAAAAGTATGATATTTATCATATGATTCGATGATTTAAATCACCAGTTAGTGATGATGTAAATCACCGATGTATTTAAATTTCATTCCATTTATTAATTTCCCTTTTCTAATCTTCAGTCTGATATATCTTATATCACTCACGTTTATATTAAAATACTTTACAGCTTCTTTAATATTTTTAAATTGAACTATTTCTCCATTATTCATTTCAACACACACCTTCTTTTCTTTGTTATTTTTAATATCACTTAATGATGTTAAAGTATTACCATTTCTATCTATATAATTTTTAAAACTTCCGTCCTTATTTATTGTCTTGAAGTAATACCCGTGTGTTATGTATCCAAATGTTTTTGAATCAATTATATTGCATAGTTTTATATTCAATTCACTTGAGGCTTCCTTACAATTTTTAAATGATTTTATATATTCAAATTTTTCATTAAATAATGCAACTGGACATCCTCTTTTATGTTTTATTGAATAATCTTTTGAACTATCATATTCTTCTTTATATACAAATGTATATCCTTTGTATGACGGGCATATTTTATTATTGCTACTTTTGTCTGGCCTCTTATTTAACACTCTGTCAAT